CAGTGAGGAGCGTCGTCGCACCCCAGGATCGTCACCATGATAGCAGCCGCCTGTTGTGTATGCCACTTGACGACATGTCGTATACTGTACGCGGTGGAAGTGTGATAGGATAGGGGCATCCGTCCGTGGAGGTGTGGCGCGGTGGAAGACTTCGTCCTGGGTGGGGTTCCTATCGGCGGCCTGATTGTCGGCCTCGTGCAGATGTTCAAGCAGAGCGGGCTACCGTCCCGATGGGCGGCGCCCGTCTCTGTGCTTCTAGGCATCATCGCCTATGTGACGTTCGCTGCGGTCAAGGGGGCCACGCCTGAGCAGTGGTGGATTGCCGTCGTGATGGGCATCACCGTCGGCCTGGCCGCGTCCGGGCTCTACAGCGGCGCGCGGGCTGTCAGGGGCCGCTAGCGATGGGTGGTGTGGATGCTGGTGTCATCCTCGCAGTCATCACTGGCCTAGCCGGCCTCGTTGTCGCTCTCGCTACTCGCCGCCGCACAGACGCCGAGACGAACAAAGCTACCGTCGAGGCCATCGTCCTACTCCTGTCCCCGCTCAGCGCGCGGGTAAAGTCGCTGGAGGAGGAAGTGGCTACCTTGCGCACCAGGGTAGCCGACTTTCGTCGCGGTGTTGAACTCCTCTGTGGGCAAGTGCGCGAACTAGGTGCCGAACCCATATGGCTACCAAAGGACTGCGAGGAGTAGTGATTTCAGCGTCACTGCCACCGCTACCGCCCACGGACGCGCGCGGCACTGCCGTCGCCATCACGCGAGCCATGCGCTCGCTGGACGCGCAACGGGCAGTGCTGAAAGCGCGCGGTGGCGGGTCGGCCTATGCAGAGTGGGCGCAGAGCCTCACGATCCTGGTGGAGCGGCTAGACGCCATGCTCGTGCCGCTAGCGCCTGTGGTGCTGGACGCGCGCGATAAGCAGCGGTGGGTAGAGGGCCTGGAGAGACGCGGGTGAGCGTGAGGCAAGCGTGGCGCAGTCGCATAGTCGGCCAGGGCGAAGAAGCACCGGACCAGCTACTCGCCAATCCGGCCAACTACCGTATCCACGGAAAGTCGCAGCAGGACGCCTTGAACGACGTGCTGGACGACATAGGCTGGATACAGCAGGTCGTGGTGAATCAGCAGAATGGCCACGTGATCGACGGCCATCTACGTATCGCGCTGGCCATGCGCAACCACGAGGCGACGGTACCGGTGCTGTACGTGGACCTCGACGACCGCGAGGAAGCGCTGGCGCTGGCAACTATCGACCCTATCAGCGCAATGGCTGCCTACGACAAGCAGAAGCTAGACGAACTGCTGCGCGAGGTGGACACGGGCAGCGCGGCGATACAGGCGATGCTCGCGGGGCTGGCAGAGGACGCGGGCCTGGACTACGGCAAGCCGGAAGTGGCCGAAGACCCAGGTGCGCAGATCGACAAGGCTGAGGAACTGCGCGCCAAGTGGGGCACCGAGCGCGGGCAACTGTGGGAGATACCGAGCGCGATGGTGGCGGGCAAGTGCCACCGGCTGCTCTGCGGCGACAGCACGAGCGCTGAGGACGTGGCGCGGCTTATGGGCGGGGAGCGGGCCGTGCTGATGGCAACCGACCCGCCATATGGCGTGGACTTCGAGGGCGCCAAGTACAACCCTCGTGCGAAGGAGTGGGCTGGCATCGAGGGCGACAAGCGCCAGGGCGCCGACCTGCGCGTGTGGCTAGAAGGGTGCCTGCGAACATGGTTCCCCAGCATGATGCCGGACGCCGCCTTCTACGTATGGGTGGCGGCGATGGAAGAGGGCGCTGCTGCTGTTGCTGCTATCAGAGGATCAGGCCTGCATATACAGAGTCAGATCATTTGGCACAAGAACGTGCTGGTGCTTGGCCAAGCGGACTACCAGTGGAAACACGAGAACTGCTGGTATGCCTTCTGGAAAGGCAACAAGCACCGTTGGTTCGGCGGCCGTGACCAGACGACCGTCTGGGACATCAAGAAGTTGGCGAACCAGGACTACATGCACCCCATGCAGAAGCCGACGGAACTCTACGCCCTTCCCATGCGCAACCACACTAACCAGGGCGAGGTATGCGCTGAGCCATTCAGCGGCAGCGGCAGCCAACTGGTGGCGGGCGAGCAGGAAGGACGCCTCGTGTTCGCCAACGAGATCGAGCCTAAGTACGTCGCCGTCGCCCTTGAGCGCCTCGCGGGAATGGGCCTGCAACCGAGGCTGACATGAAGTCCATCACCGCCGACCAGGCCATCGCCGCTGAGCCGGGCAAGCCGGGACGTCACACGAAGCTGACGCCCGAGGTGCATACCAGCATCGTCCAGTACATCAGGGGCGGTGCCTTTGACTGGGTAGCGGCTGAGGCCAACGGCATTGGGCAGCGCACGTTCTATCGCTGGATGAAGGCCGGGGAACGGGGCGACAAAGCCTATCGGCAATTCTGGCAGGACGTGAGACAGGCACGGGCGCAGGCGCGAGTGCTGGCAGAGGTAGCCGTGCGGGCAGGCGACCCGTTCAAGTGGCTGCGCTACGGACCGGGCAGAGAACGTGACGGCGAACCGGGTTGGACTGAGAGCGCCGACGTGAACGTCAACGGGCAGGTCGGGGTGACGCTTACCTGGGGTGAGTTCGTGAGGAGTGCGGGTGCTGAGCCGGACGCAAGTCCTGAATGACCCATACCTCTTTGCCGCCCACTTCCTGTGGATTCTCGACAAGGACAAGCGGCTGGTACGGCTGCGCTATAACCGAGTGCAGCGCGACTTCATGGCGCGGCGGACCGGCCGTGACCTCGTGCTGAAAGCCCGCCAGTTGGGATTCAGCACCTGCATCCAGGGCGAGTTGTTCCGCGAGGTAGTCACCGGTACGCGCACGACCATGACAATGGCACACGACCATGAATCGACGCAGAAACTCCGGCGCATGGCGGATCGGTTCTGGGAGCATTGCCAATTTGGCGGTGCTCAGCCGGTGCGGAAATACAGCAACGCTGTCCTGGCTACCTATCCGGAGTTCGATAGCACCAGTGTCATCGCCACTGCTGGAAGCACAGAGGCAGGCCGAGGCGATACCTACAGTGACTTCCATGGCAGCGAGGTTGCATTTTGGCCGGACGCTGAGCGGATTGTTGCTGGCGCTATGCAGGGCGGTACTCCAGATGCGATATTGGAGAGTACCCCGAACGGCGCACAGGGATGGTTCTATGACCGGTGCATGGAGGCCCTAGCCGGTGGGGGAACATGGCGGCTGCACTTCTATCCGTGGTGGTGGGATGATGCTTATCGTGTATCACTAGAGCCGGGCGAGATTCTAGCCTACACTGAGGACGAACAAGCCGTAGTTGTTCGGCACCATCTATCGCCTGAGCAGATGAAGTGGCGCCGCCAGAAGCAGGCAGAACTCAAAGGGCTGTTCATACAGGAATACCCAGAAGACCCATACACCTGCTTCCTAACGAGCGGCGCCAGTTACTTTGGTGACATTGCTGACGTGTTCACGGCACCCATGCAAGCCGAATGGCAGGAAGGGCATCTCTATAGTGCAGGACTCGATTTTGGCCAGGCACAGGACTACACGGCACTGGCCATTATCGACATGACCACGAAGCAACAGGTGGACCTCTTGCATGTGCGTCAGCTACCATGGGCTGAGATTCGCCGGCGGATTGCTGAGTACTGCCGGTACTGGCACGTGCCGGCGCTGGTCGCTGAGGAAAACAGCATCGGTCGGGTGAACATCGAAGCGCTTGCGGAAGCGAACGTAAGCATCGCGCCGTTCTCTACCACGAACGCCAGCAAGGCCATGATCATGGCCGACCTGTATGAGGGCCTACATACGGCGGGCTTGCGGCTCCAGAAGCATGAAGCGCTACAGCATGAACTCAATACGTTCGTGGGGCTCCAGTTGCCTTCTGGCCTGTGGCGGCTTGCGGCAGAAGGCGAAGGGCATGATGATACGGTCATGGCGCTGGCGCTCGCATGGCAGGGGAAGGCGATGCTAGGATCGTGGGCAGTATGACCCTCTACGCTCGCATCCATGCTGCTGCCGCACAGACGCAGCCGCGCGTGGTCATCCGCACCGTGATGGTGGTGCCATTCTACGCAATCGGCTGGCTCGCTGGCACGTTGGCGCGGCTGGTGTGGGGCGTATTGCTCTGGACGTGGTTGGCAATCAAATTCGGCGTCACGGACGGGTGGAGCGGTAGACGGTGAACCTAGTCGAGCGCATCCAGACGGCAACACGGCAGCGGCAAGCATGGCCACTCGGCTCAGCCGTCGTGCAGCTTGGCGACGCTACCTGGGGCCACCCACAAGAGACCTACTCCCCGCCTGAGTACGGCGACTACATCGCCACCAGCAACCCCGTCTACGCCTGTGCGCAGATACGCGCGCGCCTGCTGTCGTCTCTGCCGCTCAAGGGTTACCGGATGCGGCAGTACCTCGGCAAGGAGGAAGCCAAGCGCGGTCCGGTCGTTGACCTGTTGGACAAAGTTAACCCACACTGGACCCTCGCCCGGCTTATACAGCAGACGGAACTGAGCCTGTGTCTGTGGGGGCACTGTCCGTGGTTCCTGGAGCGGGGCGCGTCAGGCAAGCTGCCGCCGCGGGAGATATGGTGGGGCCGGCCCGATCATCTGCGCCCGCTGGTGGACGCTGAGAAGTACATCACCGGCTATGAGTACTACCCCAGCAACACCAGTCAGCCGCTGCTATTCGCCGCCGATGAAGTGATCTGGTTCCGCTACCCCAACCCGCTAGACGAGTTCGCCGGCTTGGCACCTATGGCTGCTGCCCGACTTGCAGCCGACTACGCCACCTCGGCCATGAAGGCTAACAAGGCGCTGTTTGAGCACGGCCTGCACATGGGTGGCATTGTCAGCCTGGCCGACAAGGCCCAGGTGATGACCACCGAGCAGGCGACCGAACTATCCACGCTCATCGACAAGCGCTTCCGCGGCACGGACAACGCGCACCGCTGGATGGTCCTACGTGCGGCGCTGAATATCCAGGGGCTCAGTATCACGCCAAAGGACGCCGACTACCTCGGTGGCCTGAAGCAAAGCCTAGAGGACATATGCCGGGCGTTCGGCATCCCGCAGGACCTGATCGGCGGCCAGCGGACCTACGCCAACTATGGGGACGCGATGCGTGCTGTGTGGACGCAGTGCATCGTGCCGGAAGCCAACTTCTTCGCGTCGGAACTCACGGAGCAACTGCTGCCGCTGTTCCCGGTGCCGGGCGCAGACCTGCTTGAGTTTGACACCTCAGACGTGGAGGAACTCAAGGAGGAGGAAACCGAGGCATGGACGCGGTGGCGGGAACAGATAGCCACTGGCGCCGTCACGGTGAACGAGTGGCGCGAGGATCAGGGCCTGGAGCCCGTCGCCTGGGGTGATGTCTGGTGGGCGCAGTCAACGCTGACGCCGATCGAAAGCGCAGAGGTCGAAGAACCTCTGCCGCCCCCACCGACGCTGTCGGGAGAGGACCTGAAGGAATTGCTAGCCGGCGAGCCGGTGCCACAGTTGGAAGCGGGCGAACCGGCCGAGGCAGCCGAACCCGAAGCTGCGCCAACCGAGGAAGCACCGCCAGAGGAGGCGCCGCGCATGATTGCCGCCCCACAGCGCCGCGGTGTCGAGTACGGCAGCGAACGGCACCGCGCTCTGTGGGATCGGTTCGTTGTGCGCACGGACAAGCACGAGAGCAGCGTTGCCAGCACTACAGCCGAGCTATTCCGCCGCCAAGAGGCGAGCATCCTGGCGCGGCTCAAGCAGCGCGGTGTGCGGGATGTGGCGGACCTGGCGGAGAATCCATTCAACATGGCGAGATGGAAGCGCGACTTCCGCGTCGCTATCCGTCCCGTCCTACGCAACGTCGTCGAAGACGCTGGGCAGGGTGCCATTGCTGACCTCGGCCTGGGGCTGGGCTTCGACGTGGTGAATCCGGCAGTGACGCGCTTCCTGGAGCGTCGGGCGCAGCGGTTTGCCGTCGAGGTGAACGAGACGACCTGGGATGCGCTGCGCAAGAGCCTGGCAGTGGGCATGGAGGCGGGCGAGGATCTGGACATGCTAGCCAACCGCGTCGAGAGCGTGATGGCAGAGCGGATTCGCAGCAGCAAGGACGTGATTGCGAGAACTGAAGTCATTGGGGCGAACGCGGGAGGCAGTGTCGAGGGCTGGAAGCAAGCACAAGACCTTGTCGGGCCACTCAATAAGCATTGGTTAGCGGCGCTAGACGATAGGACACGCGATAGTCACATTGCTGCCCATCAGCGTTACAGCGGTGATGATGATGGTATCCCACTTGAGGATGACTTTGAGGTCGGGGCAGGCAGCGGGCCAGGGCCGGGTATGATCGACCTCGCTGAGGAAAGTTGCAACTGTCGTTGTGCACTTGTAGCTAGCCCGGCGCCGTTCTGATGCCTGACGTCATCCGCTGTGCGGAGTGTGGCACGCCGGTGGCCGAGGTGCAGGCCGGCGCGCTGGTCATCCGCAGCAAGCACCATGGTAATGCGCACGTGACTGTGTTATCATGGGAGCGCTTACGACAGCTACTCGAACCGCCTGAGGCTGTCCGAGTAGTGATTACGCCGAAGCCGTAGCGTCAAGGGGTGCTGAATGAGCGGGCGTATGCACGCAGTGATAGACGTAAGCGAACTGGTGCCACCGCTCTGGACGCACTGGGGCTTGTCAGTACCACGCGGCTACGGGCTAGACAATATTAGGGTAATGGCAGCGGATCCGCTGGACGCGCATAACCTGGTGGCCGGATATCTCACCAGGTATCCAGAAGCAGCACGAAGGTATGAGCGCGGCCAAACAGGCGAGCTACAGTACTATGACATACTCAAGCTGGCAGAAGCCGAATGCGGGCAGTCAGCACACTACTACGACGATGTTGCGACTGAGGCAGCCGCCATCATGCGACGTTGGTATGGTCTAGACTAGCAGCGCGTTCCTAACCGCATACCGAGCGCCCTGAGCGCCCACGAAACGGCCCAACAGAGCCGACTCGTGGGCGCTTGTGCGTCCAGGGAGCAAAGGCATGCCGTACACGATTGCGAAGCAAGGCGAGCAGTGGTGCGTTTACAAGAAAGGCGAGGACGGTGAGCCGATGGGCGAGACGCTCGGCTGCCACGAGACCGAGGACGAAGCCGTGGCGCAGATAGGCGCCGTCGAGTCCAGTGAGGCCGAACGCACGGCGCCTGAGCCTGAGATACGCCGGAGCGGCACCATGAACTATGCGCGGGCCTATAAGGCAAAGGAACCGCCCGCCGATGGCCGTGTGTGGTACGTGGCCGCCACCGAGGGCGTCAAGCGCGATGGCCTCGACCTCAGGATTGCCGATTTTGACCTCAAAGAGTTCGCGGCATATCCCATCATCCTCTATGGGCACGACTACATGGGTCGCAACCTGCCTATCGGGCTAGGCGAGCCGCGTGTAGTCGACCGTGAGTTGCATATGGGTATCGACTTTGACAGCGCCGATCCATTCGCGATGCAAGTGAAGGGCAAGGCCGAGAAGGGCATGATAGCCGGTAGCGTTGGCTGGGAGGACATAGAGATTGCCGGCAAGACGCGTCACAGCCTTATGGAATTCTCCC